GCCCCGTTCTTGTCAAGACCTGCGACTGTCACAGATACTTCATACGTTGCGAGCAGCGGGTTCGCCCCGGCTACGGAGATCCGTAGCGTAAGCCCTGTGCCGCTCTCTACAACAGCATCAGTGACGGGATCGAAAGCCATGCTCTGAGGGACCCCAATGGCTCCGCCGCCAGGAGCGGAGAAGCTCTTGCCCCACGTCCACTCGAGCGCCGTGTCGCTGACGCTCAGAGATGCCGCCGTGAGATCGGAGCCTTCGTAGTAGAAGTCGCAGACCGGCCCGCTCTGGAGCCCAACGTAGCTCTCCGATGCCGAGCCTTTGCCGATGGTGATGTCGATAGCGTCGGCGTCGCCAGGATTGACCGCCAGGGCGGCGAACATCTGGTTGCCCTTTGTTCCCCAAAGCGAGCTCTTCAGGATCAGGCTGTCGGATCCTGCGGAGTCCTTCGCGCCTGGGTACTGGGCCTGGGTGTTGGAGACGATGTTGACCAGTGTAAGCGTAGCAGCTCCGCCAGGCACCCGATCATCGGAGCTAGGCGAGAAGGCAGCTCGAGCCAACGTCTGCATGGACAGATTGTCGGGATCGAAATCCTTTACCGCTCGCGCGCTCGTGAAGGTCCAGGGACCGTTTTGGGCGATAGACGGGAACTCTCCGACGATAGCCACGTTACCCGTAGAGAGGCCAGACCCCCCGAGAGCGGATGCGTCAATAATCCCGTAGACACCCGGCCTGTATATCCGCAGGCCGTTCAGATTTAACGATGATGGCACAAGGCCTCCTTTTTTATTCGTCCAAGATCACAACACCACCGGAGGATCCGCTTGACAGGTCTACCATACGAGCAGGCGGAGGCGTAGGGTTCGTTGAGCTGATTATATCAGATTGCTGGATCCACCAAGGCTTGCCCAGGGCCGACGGAGCGTCCTCAATCGGAAACGCCTCTACCTGTGCCAGAGCTCGCCATCGCTGCTTGCGGACGAAAACTCCCGCATCCTCTGCAATGAGGCGCTCTTCCGGCGCTAGCTCCGCACTGTGGAGGAACTTGATATCCAAATATCCCGCGCTGAGAAAGGTGTTCGTATAGCGCATCAAGATGGCCCGTACCGCCACGAACAACGCTCGAGTCAGCTCGTGAGATTTAGTCATAATCGTGACCTCTATCTCTTGGTTCACAACTAGCGCATCTACATATTGTGAGGGGTCTCCGTCCTCCCACTCTCGAGCCGCGCTGCCGATCATCTCCGTATCTGCCTGCTCACTCATCAACTGAAGGATGACGAGCGGGAAGTCGTCATTGCCTGGGGATGCGTAAGATCTGAACGTGACGCTCGAATCCGCAACCAGGCCCTCGAACCACGAATCCACTACGGCGGTCTCTACCATCGGAAAAATTCGCCGGAAGTTGGTCAAGCCGTACCTCACGTCCAGGGTCCAACTCACCGAGCCATTCCCCCCGGCTGCGGGGGTGGTCGAGCCGATCACGAATCCGGTCGTCTGCTTTCCTGTTACCGAGAGAACGCCCAGGGCGGGATCCCCAACAAGAGACGCGATAACCCACTCCGCGTGAGGCAGAGCGGGGAACGTCACCTCTACTGAGGACTCTCCGTCCGCAATCACCCCCGTTCCGGCGAGGGGATCAGCCGTTGAGCCGACGAATTTCGACCACCCGTTTTGGAGCGCGATAAGGGCGTGTATGTCGAATAGCCCAGACATTAAGCTAGGTCCCTCCACAGAGCGGGGACCTTGCGCGACACGATCTTTGCCAGGTGGCGAGCTTCAATCCCAGGATGTACCCACTTTCCGGCAGGCTGGGAGGCTGTAGCCCGTCTGAATGTGATATAGCGGCTCGTTTTGCCTTTCTTGTCTTGCATACGACGGAGCCCTGCTAGGCGGTCTGTAACATGCGCCACCTTCGTATGCGGATTAGCCATGATCCTCGTAAATCCTGCGGCCATCTTCGGCCCGTTCCATGACCCGCCAGACACCCTCGTGGGACCCAGGCCTTTCGCCGTGTTCGCCGTCGCCCTTGCGCCGGGTCCCCCGTTCCGCAGCTTACCCAGCTCTTGAATCATCTTCGAGGAGGGCTTGAATGGCACGTTGACCGCGCTCCGGCCTCGCAAGAGGAAGGTGCGTATGTCGTAGGGGCCGCTGGTGCCGATACCGCCCGCGCCCATCCCAAATTCCAGCATCCTCGCCATCATGGCGACGGACGGCGACGAATCCAACGCCTGGCCAGGGAGCTCGACCGTGCAACTGGTCTCCGTGACCTCTCGAATCCCAATCGCCATCTTGTAGGCGGTAAGAGACTTCTTCATTTTCCCGTCTGTGGCGGCTGTAGCTCTCCACTCCGCCACAATGGCATCGGCCAGACGCCGCATCCGCCTCTTTTGCCCGCGCTTGTCCATCCCTACGGCCTTCGCCCACGTTTTCCGCAACTGCGCGGGCCTGTCGCTCATAATGCGTCCCCTAAGAAGTCGAGACGAGCCATGCACTGGACCGGCATCGGCGCGAACGAGATGTCGGGACTCTTGGCCTGCACGAAAGTATCTCGGTGCGTATGCGGATGGTCTACGACAACGTATCGAGGTTTTGCGTAGTACGAGACGCTATATCGCGTCTTCTCTGCGGGCGGCGTTCCTCCTACGGAGAAGTCGAGCTCTCCGTCTCCGGTAACGTCGAAATCGACGCCTTGGGTCAGGGTGTGGGAGGGCTCGGTTAATCCGTCGGCCCCGCTCGCCTGGAGATGTAGCACGTCTACACTTACAGGGCCGGTGGTCAGATCAAGCGACCTGGCCACTATGGGATAGCGGAGCTTCTCCGTCGCCGCAGATCCCCTCACCCGGCTCTCGCGAAAGACCATCGCGCTATCGTCCATAGTCATGCGATCGTACAGACCCGGCAGATGTTCCGGCAGGAACGTGAGGTAGATCATGCCGCGCGCGAACTCGCCCCATGCCGTGTAGGCCTCCGGCGTGGAACTGGCTCGAGTCACCAGGCCTTTGATGGGTTGTGGGGAATGATGGAAGTAGGCCGTCCCCGAACACATCGCGCAGTCCGGCCTCGCCTCGGTGGTAGTCCCCTCGGATCCCACAGCCGAACCGAACCGGCTTCCTGCGAAATCCGAGAGCATCCGTCCGCAAGGGCACTCTTGCGCCTGCTCCCACGTCATATCCATCCCGCGATGAAAGAGGAGCTTTCGGAACTCTTCTGGCCTGAAGTCTGGCCTGGGGGATAGCTTATCGGGGGGCCTTGACGGGAAGAGCATCAGATCACCCCGAAATTCATCGTCTTGTACTTCGCGCGAAGCGCGGGGAGCAACGCCTTGAGCTCACGCTCGAAGGCCAGGCGGCGTGCGCCATAGCCACTATTTGTCGCGCTGGAGGTCGTCCCCAAACTTTGATGAATTCCATCCGCCCCTATGGAGTAGGTGGCGACTCCGGCCCCGGCGATGAGATCACCGGCAACATCGATGGGCAGTAGGGCCGCTTTCAGTCCGATAACGTGTTTGATGTCAGATGGGACCGTAGTGACTCCCCACAACACAGACCCGTTGCCCCCGGCTGCGGGTGTCGAGGATCTGAGAGTACACCCCGTGGTAGTGAGATCCCGAATCTGGATCTTGCCTAGAGCCGCCGCCGCCGTGAAGAAGTCCTTGAAGTAGGTGCTGCTCGCCATCGGAGTATCAAAAACCACAGCCACATCCGTCTCGCCGTCGGCAATGGAATCGGTGCCCTCCCGCATGGAGAAACCAGCCGTGTAGCCGACCACGAAATACCCAGGGATATAGGCATAGGGAGTCATCGTGTCCCCCATCATTAGGGGCACACCAGCTCTAAACAGGTAGCTGCCCAGACTCTCCTCGGAGGGGATGAGATGGACCTGTCCGTGTTCATACGACATTATCTGGCACCAGGAAATCGGCACCGTCACAGGGGCATAGTTCCCGAACTTGATCTCGAACGAGTCTATCTCGAGTACGGGGCGGCGGTCGAGCCGAAGAGGCCACCAGGCCGACCTGTTGATATCCAGCGCGTCATGCCGCTCGGCACGAACTTCAACGGGATCGATAACGATCCCGAGCTCATGCTCTACATACGATAATGCCGACTCTATCGACTGCTCGTAGATGAGATCGGGGTAATCGCTCCCGTCATCCAGAGTTAGATCGATCCCCAAGAGGAACGAACTCTTCAGCCACTCTGGAGTTAGGGAATCACGAACGGTGGCCATGATGCCCTCCAGGGCTGCTACGCCTCAGTAAGGCCGTACAACTCGAGCACGTCAATAATCTCCGTGACCCTCACGAGCACATTCGTCGCGTTTGTCGGATCAACAATCTTAGCCGACTTCGCGCCTGGCGCGGACTTACCGTGGATACCGATACCGCCAGACAGACTGACTGAGGCACCAGCTACGGCCCCCGCGCCGGTCACATCAGAGCCTCCCAGGGCGAGATCGGCCCCTCCGCTAGAGAGGGCGGTCTTCACCGAAGCATTGGTGACACCGGCAACCAAGGCGTCCATATCGATACGGACCTGGCGGAGTCGTGCAGCCAAGTCTAGGGACTTGAGCCCAGGAGGCTGCGTGAGGTCGTAGCGACTCGCGACGGCCTCTGAGATGTTACTTCCGTGGGGATCTGCCATAGCGGGTTCCTACTTTTTAGCGGGGCGAGGTCGTCGTTTTTTCGCGGCGGGCTTTTTCGGAGGCTTCGCCTGCTCTGTCGCAGGAGCCTCCTTTACGGAGGAGCCTCCGACCGGGGCTGCCTTAGCGGGGACTGCTTTAGCGGGGACCAACTTGTAGTTGGCGAGACCCTCGAAAGCGGCTTCCGTAGCGGCATCTGGATCGGGAGAGAGTCTGCCATCATCCCCAATCTGGAACGACTGGCCGAAAGCCTGGAGACCCATGTTTCGATATTTTCGATGGAAAACCACTTCGGTCTCCTGTTCTAAGGGCTAGTGGGTAACTGCGACGCCCGGTCAGGCGTCGCAGCTGCCAACAGAAGAATCACGCCCCGCAATTATCCAGCATCCAAAGCTTACTCGGGACTTTTACGGCGGGAGCCCCGAAAAGCATCAAAAGGAACGGACGTGTCGTAGCAACCTCCGCGAGCGGGCGTCGCAAGAAATCCAAGAGCCTCACGAACTCCATAACGCCGGGGTCGTGCTGGGCAACCAGGATGCGCGATGTGTTCCGCTTCACGTCGTGGTTGTCATCGATGGTGGTAGCTCCGCCGACGTTGTTGGGGACCTCGAAAACAAACGTAGCGGTAGTGCTCGCTCCGTCCGTCTCGGTACGGTACACGCGGTAGTAATCGACACCAGCCTGTTGATCGAGGATGATCCTCGGCAGGTCGCCCGCTGTGATAGCCAGAGCGTTTGTGACGAGCGGGGCGGAGAAGCCTCCCGTAGTAGACACGGCTACGATCTGCCAGATGTAGTCTCCGGCATCCGCAGCGACCCACTTGGACGTTCCCGCGCCGTTATCCGTGGGCTGTTGCGATCCTCCAGCGGCCACGGTAGGAGCTGCCAGAGAGTGCGACGCCGCAGCGGGCGGCTCGAACGCCGTGAACAGGAACGGGGCCTGCTTCACTTGGACAGGGCCGTAGGGACCCATAATCGACAGGTTTTGCGCGCCGAACGTGAGGCCGCTCGTTCCGCTGACAGACAACTGGTCATGCCGACCGAAGTTGACGGTCTGCTGAATGAGGTTGCTGTGGACCTGCGGCTCGACGTAGATGGTGTCTGGCCGACCGAAGTTAGGAGCAGCGGTAAGCTGACCCAAGATCCCCTGGAGAAGCTGAGGGTCTACGGATCCTCCCTCGAGATTCGTGACGTTACCAGGTTGTTCCGAGATGATTTGCTGGAACACGCCGTCGAATCCGAGCTCGTTAATCGACTCACGCCCGTGGAAGAGCTGGCGCTCAACTTTCTGCATGAGGCGGAGCGTTCCGCGCTCGGTCTCTTCGGCAATCGCCGTAGGGTTGCTGCCCAGGATGTTGACCAGCGTAGACACGTCGGAAACTTCCCGACGTTCTGCCATGTACTTGATCCGCAGGTGCTTTCTTGTGTAGGTGGACTGGTTCCGCAAGCCTCCCTGTCCCTCCCCGATGAACGGGTCGAGATCGAAACCGTGATCCTCGATCACGTTGAACTCATGTACAGTGTTCGTGACCTGCCGTTTCGCAATGGCGGGCCACAACACAAGCTCCTTCATCGTGTAGGTCGCGGAGGCGAGGGTGCCCTCAATGGACTGAGGCACCAGCGCGGACAGCGAATCACCCGAAGAGGGGACGGTGGGAGTCTGGTAGCCGACGGTGGACTTTCGCAGAGCCTTGTTGAGCTCGGCGAGGTCTCCGACGGACACCATATCATTCATCTGTGGGATATTTAGGGCCATGTTGGGTTCCTTTATGCTGTAGCTGACAGGCTGTAGGTGGTTGCCACCGACGCGGGGATGGCCCCCGCCTCGAGCAGCGAGATCGCCTTGCGAAGTTCCGCCTTGCGAGTATCGAGGACATCCTCGCTGCGGATCTCTGTGAGAGCCTTGGCGATGAGAGACTGAGGATGGAAGTCGCCAATGGGGCTTTCTCCCGGCGTCGGGATCTGCTCGATGGTGCTTGCGGAGACCGACTTTCGCAGGGCGGGCTCGTTAAGAGCATCCGCCGCGCTGCCGAGACTCTTCGCCATCGCGCTACCGTTGGAGGAAACCTGGCCACGGAGCTCGGACACCTCCTGCGTAAGAAGCAGGATTCCCTTGGAGAGCGCCTCGAACTGCTCGCGATGCTCCGCCAAGAGCGCGTCCGCGCCCTTGGTCACAGCGTCCACAATGTCCGTCGCCTCCTGAATGGCCGAATCCACGTCCGACTCGGCTTCGGGAGCGGCGTCGAAGGCGTCCTTGATGCCCTCCATTGCCTTAGTGAGACGATCCACGTCCACCGTCTCTTCAACGGCGGTCTCGGAGTCCCCACCAAAAGACTTGGCGATGCTCTCCGCCTCATCGGTACTGACACCAGCATTGAGCAGACGCTCAACCATTGGGCTATTCATCGGATACTCCTGTCGTAGTAAAGGCTCTTCGCATAATCCTTAAAGGACGGTTGATTTGTCAACCTAAATGATTCTCTATCAGGAACCCACGGCTCTGACAATCTCTACCGCAGCGTTAAGTGCCGCCGCGTAACTCAGAGCGGGAAACGTGCTGGTAAGCAGTAGGGCAAGCTCTTCGGTACTCATTTCGTCGCGCCGGAAGGCAGCTGCCCCGTAGGTCGCGAGCGACGGAACTCCCTCGATGGATTGCGGAAGGAGCGGAGAGAGGCTCCCCTGCGACACCTGAGCTGGGAACTGGTAGCCCACTCCCGAGTATCCGCCCGCCAGGGATCGAGCCAGAATCTCGAGCCTGGCGTCGGGATGCACCGGGTGGGCCGTGACAGCCACGTTAAGAACACGGCTCTTCAGGATGCGCTTCTTATCGGACGGGTCCCGCTCGATAACCTGACCCTCTACGCTAAAACCGATCTGGCGCGAGCCGCCAGCCTTCTTCATGGCCTGAGCAGTCTCCCAGATCTCCCGAGCTTTAGCCTTGGCCAGGTAGAGCACTCCCTCAACCCGCGTAGCGGGCTCTCCGTCGGAGGTGGTTGTGGGCGTAACCCTCTCTGGGTGCCCCAAGATATTATCAGGACCGGCTGCGTGCTCGTAATTGAACCAACCTTTGTCGAGAAAATAAGACCAGTCCACCCCGTCCTGTGCCAGGGTTTCATCCTGTTGGTCCACAGTCTGTGCGGATACGAGGCCCCCAATACGACCGACCATCGGCTCCGCCTCGCCCCCATTAGGACTCCGCGACTTCTCGAGGGTGTTTAGAGGGGTCCATACGGCGAAGGTCTCAATGGGCTTATTCACTCAGCTGCTCCGTCTTTAGGGTCAACCTGCCGTCCCCGTCTACCATAAGACCTGGCGGAACGACAACGGTATCGCACCTACAGTTAGGGTGTAGCGGGTATATAGAGGCCGACCAGGCCGACCTCCTCTTCCCTACGTTCGTCCCGTTCGCCATTATTCGAGCCAGGGGCCATACAATAGGGCCT